TTGAATTAGTTGATGGTGGTAGTAATCAAGTGTTAAGTGCTGGTAATAATCAGTTATTTGTAGGAACTACTACGATGACTACTAAGACAGTGCGTAACACTACTAACAGCGGTAACGCTACTTATACCATTACTGCTAATAACTGGCAGGGTGCTGCAATGTCTTATGGAGATGTTACAGACTTTCAAGCTCATGTATATTTAGCACAAGACGCACATCCTATGTTGGTGTATCATGAGTTACCTATTTCTGGTAATCCTTTTAGTTCGCACGATAGCGGTACATTTGGATATCAGCGTGTAGGAGATGACGCTAAGTTACCTTCTAATCATAGCACAGCAACATTCATGCCTAGCTGGGTACTCTCAGCTTACGGTAGAATATGGTGTGGTGGTATCTCAGGAGACACTCAGACTGTTTACTTCAGCGACTTACTAGCTGGTACAGACTTCTTAAATGGCTCTGCTGGCTACTTAAACCTACAAGAGGTATTACCTAACGGTGATCCTGTAGTCGCTGCTGCAGCACATAACGGATATATTATATTCTTTGGTCGTAAGAACATAGCAATCTATGCTAATCCTTTAGACACAGGAGCGTTACTTCTTGTTGAGGTTATCTATAATGTAGGATGTATTGCTAGAGATTCAGTACAGAACATTGCAACAGATGTGTTGTTTTTATCTGACTCAGGAGTTCGTAGTCTACAGCGAGTAGTTCAAGAGAAGTCTATGCCAATGCGAGACATCTCTAAGAATGTTCGTGATGAACTAATGGCTGCTGTGTTTTCAGAAACAGACTTAACTAAGATTAAAAGCGTCTACTATGAAAGAGATGCTATCTATTTATTAACGCTACCTACAACTAAGTTTGTATATTGTTTTGACACTCGTGCTCCACTACAAGATGGTTCTATGAGAGTTACGGTATGGGATAGTATTGAACCTAAGTCATTCTTTGTAACACAAGCTAGAGACTTATACTTAGGTAAGCCAGGATATATTGGTAAATACTACGGCTACGCTGATAATACTTCTAGTTATCGTCTTGCTTACTATACTAATTACTTTGACTTTGATGCGTCTACAAATCTTAAATTACTAAAGAAGATTGGTTGGGTATTGATTGGAGGTACTAATCAATCAGTAGCTATTAAGTGGGGCTTTGATTATAGTGAGAGTTATCAAGCTACTACATATGCTTTAGACGCTGCGACAGTATACGAATATAATAACTCTACTGTAGATACTATTCCTGGTTCATCCGAATATAATATTGCTGAGTATACCTCAGGTATTGTTTTAGATCGATTTAATATTAATGCTGGTGGTCAAGGAACTGTAATGCAGTTAGGCTTAGAAGCAGATATTAATGGAAATCCAGTTTCAATTCAGAAAATAGACGTAGCAATTAAGCAAGGAAAGACTTTAGTCTAAGGACATACTATGGCAAACTATACAAAAGCAACTAACTTTACAGCTAAAGATGGATTACCTACTGGTAACTCAGGCAAGATTGTTAAAGGTACAGAGATTGACACTGAGTTTACTGCAATAGCGTCTGCTGTTTCGTCTAAGGCAGATATCAACAGTCCTGCTCTAACAGGAACTCCTACAGCTCCTACTGCAACTGCTGGTTCTAATACAACACAGTTAGCTACTACAGCTTTTGTTACTGCTGCTTTATCTGCTGCGTATCCAGTAGGTTCTATCTACATTAATGCTGGTAGTTCTTCTAATCCAAATACTTTATTAGGCTTTGGCACATGGACAGCTTTTGGTGCTGGTAAAGTATTGGTTGGTTTTGATTCTGGTGATGCACTATTTGACACACTAGAAGAAACTGGTGGTTCTAAAGACGCTATAGTTGTAAGTCATACACACACTGCAACAGTAACTGATAGTGGACATACACACACTACAACAGGACACAGTGACGGAATTATTGATGCTTTTTCAGGGTCGAATGGAAGATACGCACAGCCAAAGGCTTCAGGACAAAATACTACTTCAGATTCTTCTGTTACGGGTATTAGTGTAACCAATGCCTCATCAGGATCTAGTGGCACTAACGCTAATATTCAACCATACATTACTGTTCGTATGTGGAAGCGTACTGCTTGATGAAAGTACCTGTAGTCAACAGAGCAGACTACACAATGTTTCTAGAGTTCTTTGCAGGGATGTTGTGGTTTCATACAGATGTACATAGATGGACTAACGAAGTAAAGACAAAGTATTTAGAAGATTTAAATTTATTACAATATTTAGTAAGTATTCCATTAGTAGCATTAGTAGCTGAGAAAGACACAAAGCTTGCAAAGTTTGGAGAAACGACAGGATGGAAGAAAATTGATAAAGCAGTGTTTAATAACGTGAAGTATGATATATACTCTAGGAGCAAATAATGGGCGGTTTAGTAAGTAGTGTAGCCAATATATTTACAGGAGCTGACAGCACTAGAAGAGCTGGTGAGCAAGCTGCTGAACAGCAACGACAAGCGTCTCGTGAAGGAGCTGCTGCTACAGCGTTCAGACCAGTAGGAATGACTACTCGGTTTGGTACATCTCAGTTTACTAGAGAAGTAGACCCAGCTACTGGGATTCCTTATATCTCATCTGCAGGATATACACCTTCTCCTGAGCTACAAGCTATTCAAAACCGTTTGTTCGGTCAGCTTGATCCTTCTCTTCGCTATGCTGAAGAAGCAGGAACAGCTTTACAGCCACTAACTCCTGCGTCTCAAAGACTCTTTCAACTAGGTGAGGAATATCTAGCTGCATCTCCTGAAGAAACTGCTCAGAAATATATTCAATCACGGCAGGCTCTGCTCCAGCCTCTACGTGAACAACAGTTTGCTGGTCTTCGTAGTCGTGGCTTTGCTACTGGTCGTGGCGGCTTAGGTGTAAATACAGGAACTGGCGGTGCTCCGTCTAATCCTGAAATGCAAGCATACTATAATGCACTAGCTCGGCAAGATTTAGAATTAGCTGCTGAAGCTGAACAAGCAGGACAACAGCGTGTTGCCTTTGGTACTGGTCTGTTTGGTACTAGTGCTAATTTATTAGGCACACAATATGGAACGTATGCTCAGGCATTCCAACCATTGCTTGGTACACTAGGAGCTTCTAGTCAAGTAGAACAAATGGGTATGCAACCTTATCAACTAGGTTTACAATTAGGTCAAGCTTCTCAACCAGGTGCTCAAGCTGCTGCTAATCTATATACAGGTGGTCAGATACAAGCTGCACAAACACAATATGGTGCAACTGCTGCAGCCAATGCTGCTAATGCTGGCTTCTGGAGTGGTCTCATTAGTGGCGGTGCTCAGGCATACGGTATGAGCCGTCGTGGTACTGGCTCGATGTTCGGCTAATTAAAGGATAATCATGGCAACTACATTCGCTAAAGGTTTATTTGGAGTCGATCCTGCAGAATACTCCATGCAGCAACAAAAGCTGTGGTCTAGCTTATATGCTCAAGCTAGTTCTCCTTACGAGAAGATGGGTATTGCTTTAGCTCAGATCGGAGGAACTGCCTTAGGATTAACTGAGACTGCAGTAGACAAGAAAGTCGCTGACATCTCTAAAGTACTTAACGATATTGGTACACAGTATCAAGTAGGAACTGCGGAGTATTACAAAGCAGTAGCTGATGCACTACCTGCTGAGTATCCTGATGCCAAGGCTCAAGCACAAGCTGAGTTTATTAAGTTTAAAGAGAAAGAAACTACTACATTTACTTTGGCATTAAAAGCAGTAAAAGATAGTCCTGAGTCTTTAGACGCTTTTCTTGATCCTTTAAAAGTTAACATCCTAAGAAAAGCAACTACTAAGGGATGGAACGAAGAAGAAGTTCCTGTTCCTCAGACTGCTGAGGAGTTTGCTTCTTTTGCTAAGAAATTCGGATTAACTAATGATCCTGATTATCGTAGAGGTATGGCTCTTTATAAACTAGCTGAGAAAGAAGGTAAGAAAGAAACACTAGAAGCTGAAACTAAACTACTTAGTAAAGAAGATATCCAAGTTAGAATTCAGAAGAATAAGAAAGAACTTAATAAACTTGATACTGATAACTTTACTGCTGGTGATCGCTGGAATGCTGAACGTGAAGCTGCTATTGCATTGTTTAGAGCTGCTCGTATTAATCCTACTGAGCCTTTAAAAGGAGCTAACTTAGCAAATACTGAGTTAGTAAATGCACAATCAAAAGCACTACGTGATCCTTGGACTGGGAAAAGTAATGTAGTAATTACTCCTCCGTCTTCTGTTGGAGCTCCTCCTGCTGCTCCTAAGCCAGGTACTACTGCTCCTGGTACTACTACAATTAATGGTGTTCCTGTTAGAAAACTTTAACTAAGGAAGTACATGGCTACATATCAAGTAGGTTCTTCCACATATGAAGTACCTGATAATATATCGCAAGCACAGCTCACTACTGTCTTAACTGAATTAGCTAATAGAGAAGCTGCTACAGGTAAACAAGCTCCTGTTGTAGATCCTTTAGTAGCTGAGACAAACAAAGCAGCTATTGATAAGATTGCTCAGGCTATTCCTGAACCAGTTAAAGAAGTAGCTAGTAAGATTGGCAGTATCTTTAGTTCTGGCTACAATGCTTTGCCTGAGGATGTACAAAAAGCTGGTAAATCTACTGGTAATTTCTTACTTGATTCTATCGAGATTCTTAGTCGTCCCTTCCAAGCCTCTGCTACGTATTTAAAAGCTATTGGACAAACTCCTGAGTTTAAGAGTGGTGCTCCGATATGGGAAATTCTTTCTGATAAAAACTTAGCAAATGCTCAGAAGGCTAGTATTCGTGGTATTAAAGGAGAAGAGAAGGCTTCCTTTCAAGAAGCTTTGCCTGATGACTTTCGTAAAGCTAATCCTGTAAAGTCTATGTTGCTAGGTTTTATGGGAGATGTTATTATTGATCCTCTCAAAGCAGGAACAGTTAAGCCTTTCTTTGATACAGCTAAGACTGCTGCTAAGACAATAGATAATTCTGTTGGTATTACTTCTCGCTTAGCAGATAATGAATTATTCAGAGCATTTAATATTAATACAGGTGACGTAGACAAAGCTCAGAAGCTGTTCAATGATTATCGTTATGTTAGAGACAGGGCTAGAATTGAAGGTGTGCAGAATGCTAAGGCAGTAGAAAATCAGATTAAGGCACTGTCTAAGCAGACTGGTGTTCCAGTTAACGAATTAAAAGCTAAGATAGTACAAGACATTGAGACTGGTAATCTTAGTGATGATGTTATTGGAATAATGGAGCAAAAGATTGTAGCTCGTAATCGTGAAATACTAGAACAACAGAAGGCTGCTGGTATTGATATTGGTGACTTAGGTGAGACTTACATGCCTCACATATTAACTAAAGAAGCTGATGATATTTTAAACAGCAAAGGAGCTAAGAACTTCTTTGGTATCCGTCCCTCTGCCAAGACACCTCAGTCACTAGCTCGTGATATTGATGGTACAGTAGCTGAGATTAACTCTAAGAACATCTACGGTACTACTAAGTTCTTCCAAGATGATCCTGCTATTCTAGCTGGTGTGTCTGAGTTTAACGCAGCTAACGCTATCGCTGGTCGTGGCTTCTTAAATAAGGCTGCTGAATTAGGAGTTCGTGCTGACGCAGCTCCTGCAAATTACGTCACAGTCCCTGAGATTCCAGGTGTGAAGTTTGCCCCTGAAGTCGCACAGCGTCTTAACAGATCTTATCAGACTCTGACAAATAACGAAGAGATTAGTAAATTCTTAAGAGTATATGATGGTGCTCAGAACTGGTGGAAGATGTGGTCACTAGGTGCTCGTCCAGCTTACCATGCTAAGAATACTGTTGGTAACTTATGGAATAACTACCTTGCTGGTGTTACTACTCCTAAGCCATACGCTGATGCTGCAGCTTTCCAAGTTAAACTAGCTAAGAACAACATGAATGGTTCTATTGCTGGTTATAAGACAGACGAACTTTATGATGCAATGGCTACTCGTGGTATCTTTGGTGAAGGACAATACTCAGGAGATATCGCTAGGACTGTTGAAGATGTGTTAAAAGGCGGTTCTTATAATCCTTTTACACTGTCTACTCGTAACCCTATTCTTCGTGGTGGTTTTAAAGTAGGTCAGACTATCGAAGACAATGCTCGTATTGCTCTCTTCATTGATTCATTAAATAAGGGTAAGAACTTTGACGAGGCTGCTTCACAAGTGCGTAAGTACCTCTTTGATTATGGTGATCTAAGTCCTTTTGAGCGTAGCACTCTCAAGCGTTTGATGCCTTTCTATACATGGTCACGTAAGAACTTACCTCTGCAATTAGAAGCTCTTGTACGTCATCCAGATAAGGTGAATAAGCTTAACTTAGCTAGAGAGAATATTCAGTTTGAAACTGATGTGCCTGATATCGAAGATGTTCCTGATTATATCAGATCAGCTATGCCTATCTACGGTGCTGAGAAGTTCTTAGGAGAACCTGCTGTACCTGGAACTGCTAAGGCAATTACATTACAGAACTTAATTCCATTCTCTGATCTAACTACATTTACTAAGTTCTTAGACACAGAGACTGCTGCTCCTATGACAGAGCGTGGTAAGTTATCAAGCACAATTTCTACAGCTTTAGGAGGAGTATCTCCGTTGCTAAAAGCCCCTGTGGAATACATGTCTAATTATGATTTCTTCCGTCGTAAGAACATTGAGGAATTTAAGGGACAGACTGCTGATATGTTAGGTCAGAAGATGCCTGTACATTTAGCTAAGTTATTATCTAATATTGTTATGCTCAATGAAATCGATAGAGCTAATCCTGGCGGTGTATTTGGTACACGATCAGTAGATCCAGTTAGTAAAGAAGTTACTACAACTCCTGGGATCTTAGGCTTTACTCCTCGTGAAACTCGTATTGATTTGCCTGAGGAACAACGTGAAGCACAATACTTAACTGGTATTCGTGTATATGATGTTGTATATGATGATGCTGGGTATCAAGGTGCGGTAAAAATTAAACAAGATATTAATGCTCTAAAAGGATTTATTAACAGAGCAGCTAAGAAAGAAAAAACTAGAGAAGTTCTAGATGCTGAAGCAGCTTTAGAAAAATACACTACTGAATTAGATCGTATTGAAGCAGCTCGTGAAACTCGCAGGAAAAAAGAAAAATGAGCCATGTCAGATCAATTTGGATTTATCGAAGGAGCAAAGTCTGTAACAAATAGTATGGATGCTAGTCGAGAGGCTAGTAAGTCTATTACTAAAAGCATTACCGATGTACAGAAGGACGCTGCAGCAGTAGCACAGCAGAAAGACTTAGAGCGTAAGAGACATATACGAGAAACACAGGTCTTTAAAGAGCAGTACTTCAAGAGAGCATTAATGGAATGGCAACGTCAAGAAGACATTCGCATTGAGGAAGCAAAAGTAAAAGCTGATTTCATAAGAAAGCATGGAACTAAACGCTGGGGTGAAATCGAATCCGTTAAACAAAAAATAGAGAAACAAGACAATGAACTTACTAGAGAGTTTAAAGAAGATTTGGCAAAAGTTCGTAGAGCAATGTTCATGTGCTATGCAGTGGCTGCGGTCATTGCTTGGTATCTAACCTGGGGGTATAAATAATGTTACCATTGATGGCACTATTCGATGTTGGGATGAAAGTCTTAGATAAGTTTATTCCTGATCCAGAAGCTAAGGCTAGGGCTCAGAAAGAACTACTACAGATGCAGCAAGAAGGAAAGCTTGCTGAGTTAAACGCTGATATGAATGAGCAGAACAACGTTTCAGATCGTTGGAAAGCTGATCTTGCTAGTGACTCTTGGTTGTCTAAGAATATACGACCTATGTCATTAGTGGCTATCTTTGCAGGATACTTCTTATTTGCCATGATGTCAGCATTTGGCTACGATGCTAAAGAGTCCTATGTTAATCTACTAGGTCAGTGGGGTATGCTTATTATGAGTGCATACTTTGGTGGTCGTACTCTAGAAAAGATTATGGATATGAAAGCGAAGAAAGATGAACCTAAGCAATAACTTTACCTTAGAAGAGTTAACTCACTCTGAAGTAGCTGAGCGTAAGAACTTAGACAATACCCCTAACGCCAGTGAGGTTGCTAACTTAACTAGACTAGCAGCCTTGCTTGAGCAGGTTAGAGCCCTATTAGGCAAGCCAATTATGATTAACTCAGGCTTTAGATCTAAACCAGTCAACGACTCTGTCGGTAGCAAGGACACTAGCCAGCATAGGCTAGGTTGTGCTGCTGATATCAGAGTCCCTGGAATGACCCCTAAACAGGTCGTAGAGGCTTGCATTGCAGCGGATATACCCTATGATCAAATCATAGAAGAATTCAGCTCATGGACTCATCTAAGCGTTCCTAACGGTACTGCTGATAAACCCAGAAGACAAGCCTTGATTATTGACAAAGCTGGTACTCGTCCGTTCCAATGAAAAAAGCCCCCGAAGGGGCTCTTAAGTTACAACTCAAAAGAAAACAGTAGTCTGAATATTCCTAAGTCTACAATCAGATGTCGACAATCATCATACTCAGCGACATATTCAAAACCTACCATAAACCCAGTAAGAAAATATAGTTCAAGATTCATTTAATTGGACATGCACCACTGGCACATTCGTCCCCTCCATCAAAGGTTGCTTCATCAATCTTAGTAATCAAGCGAGTCTTAGCAACTAGCTCATCATACTGCTCTTTAGTAATCTCCTCCAATGGTGCTTGATGGAAACCATGCTCGTTGTGTAGCAAGAAAGATAAGGACTTGTGGTTGTTCTTGTAGTTCTTAGCAAGATACTTCTTAATCTCAGGTAGTTCTTCCTTACGATAGTACACTGTACAGGAAACACTATTGTCTGACCAAGTAGTTTGTAACCATTTCACAACTTCTAACTGATCAATAGCAGTCATCTCAGCAGCCAGCTTTGTTCCCTCTGGATAACAGAATGGGAAGCTAACTACCATGGTGCTATGATCCTCAGAGCCATCAAAGTTACGCTGATACTCCACAGGATAACCATGATCACGACAGACTTGTACTAATGAGTGGTCTGCTGAGATACGAATCCTCCGAATCATGTACTTAGAATATGCAGGATGGCAACCAGAAGTTACACCTGGTAGTAGCGACAGAGTACCTGAAGGTTTAACAGTGGTTAGTTTTACTGACTCAGGAAAGCCATGCTTAGCACTGTACTCCTTATCAAAAGCTCGTAGCTCTTCATAAGCATTAGACAACCAACTACGCTGCTCTTCTGTCGCCTGTAGCACACCTGTTACTCCAATACCCATCCTCATATTACTATGCACAATATCTGCAGTCTCTTCGAGATGGCAGGGCAGTGCAAGACTATGCTTATTGATTCGGTATAGTAGCTTACAGATGTCAACAAACTCTTCCTTAGATGACACGTTAGATAGATATACCTCAGCTAAACAGCAAGTCTCATACGGAGCTAGAGACTGCTCAGCACAAGGATTGTAACCCATAACCTTAGGGTCAGGATACTGAGTCTCTCCCAGTCTTCCAATCTTTCTACTGAGCTTCAGGTTTATTAAACCATAAGGTTCGCCCTTACCTTCGTACCCATCCCAGAAATACTCATGTAGATCTTTGAAGTCGTTACATACTACGCTGTTATTAGACATAGCTCTCCACGAAGGAATGTTACCCATGTCCC